CGCAGCGCCTCGACCTCCACGGCCCGGTGCTGCAACTGCGCGCTCACCTCCCCCGCCCGCGACGGGTCGGCCAACGACTCCACCGGAAGCGGCGGCACGTTCTCGCCCAGCCGCGCCTTGAGGTACACCAGCGGCGTCTCGGACAGCATCTTGACGTTGCCCTCAACCGCCGATTTCAGCCGGTCGAAGTTGGTCCGCGCGCGCTTGTCGCCACCCTGGGTCATCAGCTTGGTCTGCTTGTCGCGCACGGCGGCGAGCTGCTGTTCGATGGGCTGCTGCAGCAAGGCCTGGGTTTCGCGCGCATCGTTGATGCGGCCGCGGAACTCGGCCTGCAGCGGTTCCGGCGCCTTGCTGAACGTGTCCGCCCATGCTGCCATCTGCTCCTCGGTGGCCGGAATGCCGCTGGCGATCTGCTCGTCCATCTGCACCAGCGCGCGCTCGGCGGCCGCTTCAAGCTTGTCGGCGGCGCGCTCGGCTCGGCCGCGCAGCACGTCGATGCGCCCGTCCACCCGCAGCGCCATCGCGTTGCGCTTGTCCGAATCGAGTTTGTCGGCGTAGAACCCGCCGTCGTCGGTCAGGTCGCGGCGCAGCGCCTCCAGTGCCTCGGCACTGTCGTGGCCGGTGTTGAAGCGCGCTGCGGCCTGCTGGGTCCAGTTCGCGTCAATGCGGTCCTGGATCGCCTTGTCCACGCTGGAGGCATCCAGTCCGAATGCCTGCACGTAGCCCTGACCCATCTGGCGCAGACGCTCGTTGAGCGCGGCAATGTCCGCGCCGGGCTGGCCGGCGGTCTTGCCGTTGAGGTCCAGTGCGGTGGCGAACTCGCGCTGCCCCGCGTCGCGGCGCGCGCCGATCGCCAGCGCCCCGATCTTGAGCTTGCCCTGGCGGCTGGTCGCTTCGAGTGTGCCGTCGTAGGCGACGCGCGCCGGCTCGGCCAGTCCGTCCACGGTCGGGCGCTGGATGTTCTGCAGGGCCGCGTCGTACATCTGCTCGGCCTGGCTGTAGTCGGCGCCGCGGCGCAGCTGGTCGCCGATGTCGGCCACCGCCGCGTCCACGTCCAGCTGGTACTGCTGCGCTGCGTTGGCGGCCTTTGCGCGCGCGAGCGCCTGCCCCTGCTGGTACACGTCCTCGGCGCGATTCGCCAGCATCCCGGCAACCTGGTTTGCGGTCTCGCCCACGCCGGCCGCGGCCTGCGCGAGGCGGTCGCCCCCGGACAGGCGTAGCCCGGAGGTTTGCATCTGCGGCAGGACGCGCGGGCCTTGCGAGGCGGGAATGGTCGCCATCAGCCGGTCTCCCCGGAGCGGGCGCGCTTCCAGGCATCGCCGCCGTAGCTGGCAACGCGCGAGGCACCGCCCAGCAGGGTATTGGCCTTGGCGATGTTGCTGGCCGTGCGCGAGGCCTTCGCGTCGATGCGCGTGCCCTGCGCGCCGGTGCGCATGCGGTTGGCCGTGTCCTGCGCGTTGAAGATGGTCATCACCGCATCCTCCTCCGCGTCCTTGGTGATGTTCTCGTTGATCCGCAGCGCGGTGGGGGAGTTCACATCCACTCCGGCGGCAGCGGCGGAGGCCACGGCGCTGGCGCGCTGGCGCTCGGCCTGCTTGCGGATGCGCGCGGCCTCGACCTGTGCGGCGCCCTCGGCAGCGGCCGCGTCAGCGTCGGCCTGCTTGGCGTTGAAGTCGGCGACCGCCTCGTCGTAGTTCTGTTGCGTGTCCTGCGCGTACAGCGTGGCGGTGGTGCCCACCACGGCGGCGCCCAGCATCGCGATTTCCAGCCCGGTGCACATCGGCGTTACGCCCCCTTGAACTCAAACAGTTGACCCGCCGGCTGGAACCCGGCGGCCCGATACAGCCCGGCGGCCACCTCCGGCGCGATGCCGGTGGTCGCGCCGCCGTTGATTTCACTGGCTCCACGTGAAACCGCCCACTCCCGGTAGCGCTTGAGCAGGCGCAGCGCGAGCGTGGAGCCGCGCATATCCGGGTGCACGTACAGCGCGAAGTCGGTGGACACGCGGTCGTCGTGCGCCCAGTCGTCGAACACCATGCCGAGGAACCCGCCCACAATCCCGCCATCCCGTTCGACCACCAGCACCAGACCATCGGGCGCGGCGATCAGGTTGTGCGCGAGCGTGGCGACCTTCATCGGGTTGAACGGCCGCTCGCGGAATCGCGGCGACTCGTCGTGCATCAGCGTGCCCAGCGATACGAGGCGGGGAACGTCGGCGGCAGTGGCCTCGCGGATCATGCGTTACCCCTCGTTGACGGTCAGGCTTTGCATCACGGCCAGGCAGTGGAACGGGTACGGCAGCGTTTGCTGGATCAACTGACGCAACGCGCCATCGCCCCAGCCTAGGCCCCCGGCCGACTTGTCCCCGGTGAACGGCTGCGGCGGCTGGTCCAGCACGCCGCGGCCGAGCCTGCGGAACGCTACCTCCTGTAGATTGATCGTGCAACCGATGGTTTCGTGCAGGCGCACCTTGATGCGATGCGCGCTGACCTGCGCGTCCTGCAGCGGGTTGACCGGCACCGACAGCTCGGGCGTCAGGGTCAGGATGGTGGAGTTGTAGGCCAGCCCGCCCTCGATCGCGAACGCATCACGGGTCAGGGTGATTTCGCCGTCCTGCACCGTGAACGCGCCTTGGTACACGCCGTCGGCCTTGACTTGCATCGTCATGCCTTCAAGGTGGTCGAAGCCGGTCCAGGTGGCCGTACCGGACGGGCTGGTGCCGGTCAGCGCCGAGTCGGTGTGCAGGGTGGCGTCGAATTTCTCGATGAAGCGCACCGCCTGCCCCTCGATCACGCGCGACACGATCACGTAGGTGGCCCAACCGTCCGCCACCGGCACGGTCTCCACGTCCTCATAGTTGCCCTGCGTGACCTGCCGGGTCCAGGCGAACACATCCTGATCCTGGTCGGCGGTCAGGGTGGCGAGCTGGCCGTCGGCTCGCACCGCGAACACCACGGAATCGGGCTCGGCGCGGTAGGCGCTGGCGACGATGCCGGGGCTGGTGATGTGCTCGGCCAACACCGAAATATCCGGCGCCACGTACTTCGCATCGCTGTACGGGTTGGCCGACAGCGCGCGCATCTTCTTGCCGCTGCGCTGCACCATGAACAGTTGCCCGCCCACGCGCAGCGGGGCCACGCGCGGGTTGCTGCCGAACACGCTCTGGTCGCGAATCTGCAGATTGGTGGGGGTAATCGGCTTTTCCTGCCCGCCGAACGCGGTCAGCTCGCCGCCGGTGGTCATGATCACCAGCACGTCGGACGCGGCCAGCGCCACGATCGGGTTGTTTTCGCCGGTGGCGACGTTGTAGCTGATCGCGTCGGTGTCCAGGTCGCCAAGGGTGAAGTCCAGGAACTCACCGATCACCGAGCCCCACAGGCTCATCGGGAAGCCCGGCGCGCCGCCTAGCCACAGCCGTTGCTGGTAGAGCACCCCGCAGCGGGGATAGCCGTACACGCCGCCCCACATCGAATCCTCCAGCGTCCAGGCCAGCGCTTGCGCGGCCACCGTGGAGGTCAACGCGGCGATCACCTCGGCATTCACTGCGGTGGCGCTGGTGTAGCTGGTGATCCGGCAGATGCCGCCGTTGATGCGCACGAAGCTGCCCACGTCGCTGGGGCGCCAGCCGCCGGCCGCGAGAGTGAGGCTGATCACCGCGCCGGCCGTGGTGCCGCTGGGGGTGCAGGTGGTCATCGGGCTACCGAGGATGACCCACTCCCCGGCGTTGAGGTTCACCGATGGGAACGCCTCGGTCACGGTGATGGTGACGTGCTGGTCGTCGGTGTAGCCGGTGATCACGGCCAGACCGCCGTTGCCGGCCAACTCGCGGCCCACGTCGGCGGGGCGAAACTCGTTCATCGCGGAATCCCCCCGCCGTCACCCGGCGCGACCTCGCGCTGGTGCTGCACGGACACGTTGCAGTCTAGGCTGCCGATGGCGCCCAACCCGTCGATGATCGTGCAGCGCAGGCTGCAGTAGTTGGTGGTGCCGAAGCCGGAGGAGCGCAGCGACGGGCGCGGCTGGTTGGCCGTCTGCAGAGTGATCGACCCGTTGCCGGAGATGATTTGCCATTGGAACAGGAACGGGGCAGTGCCGTTGGGCGTGGCCGCCAGCGGGCCGGGGAAGGTGTGCGTTCCGTTGTCCACCGTCTCGGCGAAATTCAGTGGGGTGATGGTCACGGTCAGCGAGCCGCCACCGGACGACACCGACGGCACCACGGCGTTGCTGGGCAGGCTGGCCGGGCTGGCGCCCAGGCTGTTGATGGCCTTCACGGTGAACGTGTAGCTCACGCCGTTGGTTAGGCCGTTGATGATGATCGGCGAGCTGGTGCCGGTGGCAGTGACGCCGCCGGGCGAGCTGGTGACCTCGTAGTAGTCGATCGGCAGGCCGCCAGTGTCGGTCGGCGGGGTGAACTGCACCAGCGCCCCAGCATTGCGCGCAAACGCGGTGCCGATGGTCGGGGCCACGGCCGGGGCGACCGGCGAGGCGGTCACGGTGATGCCGGCGCCCGGCCCAACCGAGGACAGGGTGAGACGAGCGGTCGGGCGGTGCCCCACCTCGGCGAACGGCTCGGCCACCCACGGCACCGGCCCCAGCGACCACGCGCTCGCGGTCAGGCGGCGCAGGCGGTGCGTCGGAACGTCCGGGTGAAACAGGAACATCGTGTCGCCGCCCTGCGTGCGCTTCACGTCGGGCAACTGCGCCTCGCTGTACGGGCTCACGACCTCCAGCGGCCCGGAGGCGTCGGCCTTGAGGATGACTTGGCCGTCAGCGGTGTAGAACCGCACGTAGAAGTCACCGAACTCCAGCAGATAGGCTTGGTCCACGCTGAACACGTAGCGGAACAGGCGCGCGCGCTTGCTCCCGCCGTACTTGGTGGAGGCGATATAGCGCTGGCCCTCGCGCCGCTCGGCGCCGCCCTCGATGCGCGCCAGCACGTTCTCCAGCGTCTCGGCCGCGTTCGGATACCGCGGCATGTCCACCCGCCCCTTGAGTTTGGGACTGATTTCGCCGCCGGTGAAATTCGTCTGGATGTGGTTGACGCGGGCCATCAGCGGCGCACCCCCCAGCCGCCGAACCGCGCCGAGCGGCTCGGGTTGTCGCCGAACTCCATCTCGGTGTCGTCCTGGCCGTCCAACGCGCGCGCACGGGCTAGGGCGCCGGAGGGGCCATACAGCTGCGTGCCGAGCGCATCGACCAGGCTGGTGGACTTCGTGACCGGGTAGGCCAGCGCGTGCATCATCGCCAGCTCAAGCACCTGCACCAGACTGGTGTCGTAGGTCTCGGGCACGAGGTTCTTGAACACGTACACGAGGTCAACCGTCGCCTCGTCGGACAGCAGATAGGCGCCCTCGGCGCGGTAGCGCGACTGGCACCCGCTGGAGTCCAGTACCTCGATGGTGCGCACCCAATCGTCGGGCAGGCGGAACGCGGCAGACCACCCGAACGGCGGCGCCGAGGTGCCGGCGCTCAGGCGTTGCCGCTTGATGCAGCAGTTCCACAGGTGGTCGCGCAGGATCGCGTCGCGCACCGTCGGCCACAGGTTGCCGGCCGTGCGCGGGAGCTGCAGGTTCGAGCCCGTCGGGTCGGCCTCGTCAAAGCTGTTCATCGGGCTGGCGCCGAGGCGAACCAGCGCATTGCTGCAAATCGACACCGCGGTCGCCATCGCTTACCCCTCACGCAAAGCCGGCGCCACTCGGGCGCCGGCACTGTTGCTACGTTGCCGGCAAACCGGCGCGGATCAGTCCAGCACGTACGCCAGCCGCAGCGTGATCACCTGGTTCGCGGCGACGGCCGCACCGGCCACGACGGACTGCACCATCGAGTTGTCGGTGGCCTTGCCGGAACCGTCGGACACCTCGAAGCTGGCCGCACCGTTGGCGGGGCTGCCCACCAGCGCATTGCCGGCGGTGGCGATCGAGGTGGCGCCCAGGTAACGGGCCGCGGCGGCGGCATCGCCCAGGTTGATCGTGCTGGAGGCGGTGCCCACGGACCACACCAGCGTGCTGAGGTGCTGGACCACACGCGCACCGACCGGGACGCGACCCCACTGGATCACATCGCCGACCTGCGGGGTGCCGGAGGCCGGCGCGGTGTAGGTCGCCTCCATGTAGCGGAGGCGGCCGTGCTGCTTGTTGACCTTGGTCTTGACCGGCGGAACGGCCACGGCGTTGGCGGCGTTGTCGGCGTAGAAGGTAGCCATGTCTGTATCTCCTCTCTGTGCCTGCGATCAGGTTTCGTCGCAGGCGATTTCGACAACGCCGGCATCCTCGATTCGGACCGAACCGATGGACTCGCGGGCGTACACCTGCACCGAGTAGTTCTTGGTCGGCAGCGGGTCGATGCTGGTCACGATGTCCATGCCAGTGCCGAACGCGATGCAGCCCTTGATCCACGCCGGGCAGAACCGGGTGGTGCCGGTCTTGAGCGTCCGTTCGCTGCGCACGAACTTGAAGCCCATGAACGTGTCCACCTTGCCCTCGGCCAGCGCCTTGACGGTGTTGTAGTCCGCCGACTTGATTTCCGTGGTGTTGAGCAGGTTGGAAATCTGACGGGTGGACACCGCGATGACACGGGTGGGGTTGTTGGCCTGGCCGTCGGAGTCGTCCACGTCGATTTCGCTGGCGTCCAGGATTTCCTTGGTCGTCAGCAGCTTCGCCAGTGTCAGGCCCGAGGCGGCCACGGCCACCTTCTGGCCGGACGGCAGGGCGATCGAGCCGGAGCCGGTGCGGGCGTTGCCCGAGGCGGCGGCGAGGATCGCGTCATCGCGCTTGCGGTTCAGCGCGGCCACGCCGATGGACACGTAGGGGCTGGTCGGGTCGGCCAGCATCTTGATCTTGTCCATTTCATCGACGAGGTCGGCCCACGCCTTGTCGGACAGGTCCAGCCAACGCCGGCTGTGCGGCGTTTCGACATACTGCGTGTCGGCGTGGCGGCTCTGCAGGTCGTACGCCTCCGAGGAGCCCAGTCGCTCGACGGTCTTTGCGGTGCCCACGATGTTGGGCTCGGGCTGGCACCAGCTCTCATAGCGACTCTTGCGC